GAAGTCTTCGGTTATATTATGGAGAAGTATCCAAGACTCCGTAATATTCCTTATGTCAATCCTGGTCTTGATCCAGAATCAAACAGATATTATGATGCTCGTAATTTAATCATCTCTAATCGTCAAGAGATTATTGACACAACTTTACAGCAAACTTTCCAAACATATCCATCTGCTGTAATACAGTCTGAAGCAATTGGTGAAATTGTAGATTCTATTGCAGAAGATTTAAGAGATGGTGGTAACTATAATACTATTGAAAAAGTAAAGCAATATTTTACTGCTGACGGAACTCCAGACTCTTTTGTTGGAATAGAAAGGGAAATTTTATTCGCTTTTAATAGAGCTAGAGACTTATGCAAACTTGCTATTGCTAATCTTCTGACAGTAAAAGCAGATCTTTATGATCCAAATCCAAACAGTGAAATTGCTGGATATCAAAATAGTCCAAATGGAACAACTGTTGCTGGATATACTGGATCTGAAGCAGAAGAGCAAAATTTAACTACAAATGGAGTAACTGTTGATTCTGCTAATGCTGTAGATCCTGCTGGTAGATATAAAGACGCAAGAAATCTAATTGTATCGAATAGAGACTATATTCTCGACAATGCCCTTGCTGAAATTGCTGTCTATCATCCAGATTTTTATATTCCAGGAGATACACAAAGCAATGCTCAGTCAAGATTTGCTGATGCATATAGAATGATTCGTCGCAATAAAGCAGAAATTCAAGATAGCGCGATTCAAGAAATTGTAACTGTTTTCCCTGGATTCCAATTCCCAAATAACAGCTCAACTAAGTGTCATAGAGATATTGGATACTTTATTGACGCTGTTGCTCTTGATATGTTTGTTGGTGGTAACGAATATACTACCAGATTTACACGTCAGTATTTTGACGCTCAGGGGAATCCAATCAACAACGGTCTTGTTGGAGAAGAAGCACAAAGCATCGTTGGATTCAATGCAGCAAGAGATGGAATGGTAAAGGCAATTACCAATCAGCTAACATATAAAGATCTTACTGTTACTGAAGGGGAATCTGTCTATGGCGATGGTAATGGAACAGTTTCAAACACTGATCTCACTGCTTGTGCTGATGTTCAATCGGCAATTAATACTCTTTCGGCAATAGCAGTTGATGCAATTGCTGCTGGAAGCACTTCTGGTTTGCCATTACTACAGACACGATCTCTTCTTGGTGGAGAGTCGAAATGTCGTAGAGATATCGGGCATATTGTTGATGCTGTTGCTCAAGACCTTTGGTTTGGTGGCAATGAATATACAATTGCTGCAACTAAAGAATACTTCTATAATAACACTTTATACAGTAATGGAATTGAATTCTCTGAGGTAGATCCATCAATTACGGCATTCAAGAGAGTTGCAGATGCTATTAATCATGCGATTAATAACCAGTTATATCAAAAAGATCTTACTCTTACTCTTGATAACACTGGTGATCCAGCATACGTTTCAGACATTCATGCTGATGCGTACAACATGGTTCTTGAGAACAAGGAGTTCATTGCTAAGGAAGCATATGAGCGAATGAAAGTTGCTTATCCTGATTATGCTCCTCAAACAACAAATACTGAGCAAGATTGTTTGGATGACGTTTATGATGTTCTAGAACAAGTAATGTATGATGTTAAATTTGGCGGCAATGCTAAAACATATGATGCCGCTAACATTTACGTCACAAATACTTTTAATGGTGAAGTAATTGAAACTTTCATTGATTCTGAAAGAGATGAAGCAGCTCGTGTATTCATTGAAGTTAAATCTCTAGTTGCTGATGTCATAAGAAATAATCCAATTGTAAAATCTCCAGCAAACTTACTAGATCAAATTATTGATACTACAATTGTTGATGACTGGGAAACACCACTTTGTTCTTCCGCTGTTTCTGCTGCTGACACCCTCTTAGATATTATTATTCAGGCAATCGGAACTGATGCTGGCGTCGGTAATCTTGTTGGAATTAATAGAACTTCTCCTGCACAACCAACCGAATATACATTAAACAATTGTTCTGATGTATTATCTACTGTAGATACTCTTATTGGAATTGTATGTGATTCTCTCGCTGCTGGAAGCTTAAATGATCTTCCACCTCTAACTAATGGTAATTGGGATTGTGCAAACGTTCGTTCTTCTATTGAAACTCTATTTGACATCGCAACAGAAGCGATCGATCTAGCTACTCTAACTCAACTACCAGATGTAAATCGTGGTGATTTTATTGTCAATGCCGAGACATCTAAGTGTTTCCGTGATGTCACTTACATTGTTGATGGTGTTGTAAATGACCTAAGACTTGGTGGTAACATTAATTGTGTTCAGGTTGCTGAAGCATATTATGTTGGTAACAAACTGGAGTATATTGATGGAGAGAAAGTTGAAACTTTAGATGCTTGGACATACGCTGGCAACTTAGCAACTGCCGCGATGAGAAACTTTGATTTCCTTGCATTTAATTGTCAGACAGTTGCTGGATCTGCTATTGTTGATGTTCTTGATACTCGTGGCATTGTTGTTGGTATGAGTGTTAAAGAGTATGATAACACTGATCCAGTAAATCCTGCATATGTAAATGGTCTTCTACAACCTGGCGCTAATCAACTAGTAGCGAATATTCCAGCAGGAACTTATGTTAAGCAGATTATTAGTAATACTGAGATTGAACTTGGTGTAGCAAACTCCAGATTTGATTTTGGTAATACTGTAAATGCACTGCAAACAAGTAATACAGTAAATCTTTACTTTACTTTAGAGAAGGGTCAGTGGGCAGATACTCTACCTAAGACAGTTACAGTTGGTCCAGAGTCATCTGATCCAGATGTAATTCAAGATACAACCACTGGAGCTCCAGCATCACCTACTCAGAGAGAATGTGCTGGTGTCGCCAATGCAATTGAAACTCTAGTTGGTGCAATTACAACTATTATTAGTAGCGGTCTTGGATCTGTTGCAAGACAAGAGCAAACTGTAAGTACTGCATCGTTTGCTTCTAGAGCAACGGTATTCACCATTGATACAACTGGTTACGGTGCTTCTAATCCACATAACTTTGAAACTGGAACTCCAGTAAGACTTGTTCCACGTCCTCGTTTTGATACTGCATCTGGTAAGTATGTTGATGTAGATAAGCGTCTAATCAGACTTCCAAATGGATTTGAGACTAATAGAACTTACTATGTAATTGCTCCTGGTAGAAGAACTCAACCAGAAAATTATTCTGGCACAACATTCTTTAATGGAAGTGATCAGACTAAACTAATGCTAGCAACTTCTAGAGAAAATGCAGCTGCTGGCATCTACATTTATTCATCGGAGACAGAAGGAATTGATAGAGATGTTCAAATTGACATTTATCAGTTTGTTCTTGATGATAAGTATGATCTTCACAACTACAGATGTAATTTAACTAATAGTGTAACTGCTGGAATTGAAACTGAAGTATCACATATTTTTGATGTTCCATTTGCATCTGTGACACCACAGAAAGTATTCTTTAGAGAAATTGAAGGAGGAATTCTCCCATTAGTTTCTACAACTTATGAAAATGATGTGGATGTTGCAATTACAGATCCACTAGATGCTGATGTTGGTAGAATTAATTCAAATAAGGAATTCTTTGCAAGATATCAGAACGATAGAGTCTTTACAATTCATAAAACACATGCTGATGCTATCAATAATGTAAATCCAATTACTTTTGCTTCTGGACAAGCAGAAACCTTCCAAGTATTTGCTAACAAGCGTAGAAGTCCTGTAAGATTTGATCCTGGATTTACAGATGCTGTTACAACAACTGGTAAGTGGTATATTCAGTGTAAAGATGAAGGATCTTCATCAATTTCTCAATCTATCAGAGAAGAGAATATTTTCTGGAGATTAAAGCAGATCGATTATCAAGAAAGATCTAAATCAACTGATACTTGGTTCACTCGTCTTGATGACACTAGAGATAAAGATGAAAGAACTTACAAACTACGTTTTGTTATTCCTAAGTATCTTGAAAACGCAAGGGATCCAATCAATGGATTTGTTATTAAGACAAGAACTGATGACACTCGCAAGTTAGTTCCACAGAAAGTTCTGCTCAAACCAGTTGCTGGAACTGTATATGGTGCTAGATTTGAAAACCCAGTACAAGCTGGTGAGTATATTGGATATACTTCTAGTCAATTCATTTTAAATTCTTTAAATACAGATTTTGCATATGATCCTTACAAGAAGGATATTACAAATCAGGGAATTGAATATAGAGCGTTTGCAAGATTTAATTCTGGAGTTCAGGCGACAATTCAGACAGGTCGTTATGTTGAAGACTCTATTGATCCAAATATCAAGTATTTGGAATTGACGCTGTTTGATCATACGATTGATTCTCTCAACTATCCTGGTTTAAGGAACGAAACACTTACTACTGTAAAAATTACTGCTCCTCAGGGCGGTGAATTTGTAACAAGCAAGACACAAAGTATTGCTGCAAACCAAGTAGAATGGACTGGCAATTCATCTGGTATTGCCAACATTCATGGTTATTATAGCGTTGGTGGAGATCATTATCTAATTCTTAAGAGTCTCCGTGGCGGTAAGTTGGAGTTTAGTGAGTTCCAGAATACAAGATTTACCCAAGGATCTGTCTTCGCTGATATGATCGAAGATCAAGATATGGGCAAATCATTGCCACTGAAGACTCTTATCCGCAAGGGATATCCCGAGTATTACTACAAGCAAGATGGATCTAATGTTTATACTATTACTCCTGGAGATCGTATTCAGGATGATGCTGGTATTGAGTACTATGTTGCTTCTGTTGAAGATACTGGCGTTATTGAAGATACCTTCTATGTCTTTAGTTATGAAACTCTACAACGTAGAATTGCAGGTCAGCAAGATGGTATCTACTATCTAAGCTGCCTACGTGGTAATATTTCTCCATTCCCAACTGGAGCAGGTTCTGGTGGAAACTTTAGAAACTTCAAGTTCTCCCAACCAGTCAGCAGCCTATATCCTCTGAACTATAAGAACGATCCTCTGTGGTTCCAGAAAGCAGGTACAACAAATGAAGAGAAAAATTATGCTGCGGCATTAATTGATCCCCCACAGTCATTCTCCGCTGCTGATAATTACATTCATGGACTTGTAACAACAAATGACTTTAAGAATTCTGTTACTAGAGAACTAGTAGAAGATCTCATCAACAACCCTGCGTTCGTTGGTAGAGAGTATGTCATTCAAGCACAAACGGGTAACGCAACTTCTGGTTCAGAAGATCGTCGCATTCCTATCTCTGGTGATAGCACTGTCCTATCGGATCAGCGTTACTACGTTGAACTTCGCAGACCATCTATCGCTCGTGCTGGTAACCACACGTTTGAGTATCTTGGTTTCGGTCCTGGTAACTACTCCACAGGTCTCCCAGCGCGTCAGGAGATCGTTCTAACTCCTACCGAGGACTTCTATGCCCAAAGTAAGAAACAGGACGGTGGTATCGTCTTCTACACTGGTCTCAACTCCAACGGTGATCTCTATATCGGTAACCGTAAGATCAACGCTATTACAGGAGAAGAGACATTCTTAGAGTCTGCTCAACTTGTAGATAGTGCAGATGATGATGATACTCTAACTAATGTATCAACAACATTTGATGATCCCGTAACATTCTTACAGAATATCACAGTTGTTGGTGGTGACGGATCTTTACAAAATACTTTCCAATCTCCAGTTGTTATCTCTGTACAAGACAATGATCTTACAGAACTTCGTGATTCATTAATCATTCGTTCTAATGTATCATCTGTTGATCCAGTTAGTGGAGTGGAACAGGATGAGCTTCTTGATAGAACTGCATTTAGACCACCGCTAAAGGGCGATATCAAGATTGGTAAGAATAGAATTAATGCTGCTATCTTTGCATTTAACTCCAGAGGTAATGGACAGGAATACAAATTCCAGACACACACTACTTCTGGAATACCATCTAATATAACTCCAAATAACAATAGTCTTGTTGCTGACAATGGTGATAGAGTATATGCAAATCAATTTGTATCATATAGTGGTGTTGTTCCTTCTACTGGTGATGTACTACTCAAAGGTCTAGAAGTTGGTCAAAGCGGATCTATTGGATGGATTTATGCAAACTACTATCGTGAAATTCCAGCAACTCAGATCTTTACTATTGAATTTAATGGTACAAACATTGTAAAACTAACATTTATTGATGCCGCAACTGGACTAGATCTAAGCAATAAAGATGTTGGTTTGACTTCTGGATCACAAATTAAACTCAATAATTTCTATTTTGATTCTAGATTAAATCTAACATGGCAAATTTATAGTCCTCCAGGTGATGCATATGATCCAAATAATAACTACGTACATTTCCAGGTAATTGATGCGATTGCTCAGGCAACTCTTAACTGGAATGCTGATATTGTTGCTGGAACACCACCTGGAGCTCCAACTCCAACAATTGAATTCTCTAATTCAAATTGGAAAGAAGTTGGTGTTCTTGGTGCTGAAGCAATTAGAACAGAAACTGAGATTATCGGTGACTATAAAGTTGGTATTAATACAGTTGCTCGTTCTTCTCATGCAGCAAGTCAAAATGGATTTGTTTCATTGGAGACAGATCCAAGAGCAAACCTAGATGTTGTTGGTAATACATTTATTAGTGGTAAGAAGGTTCTGTCTTATCTAACAGAATCTTCAACTTTGAAGACCGAAACTACCTTAGATAATGCTTTACTGGTTGGCGGAAATAGCAGTGATCCAGACGATCCAGCAACGCTAAGAGTTATGACTTCCAACGGAGGAAGAGTTGGAATCAACACATCAATCGGTGATCTAGTAAATCCATATAAGAATCTAGATAGAAATCTAGTTGTTATTGGAAGTGGTAGAGTATCTGGTAATTTTGAAATTACAGGTGACACCGAAGTAAATGGTGGAGACATTACAACGACATCAAATACATTCAACTTTGTAAATACAAACGCAAATATTTTAAATATCGCTGGAGAAGGGCAAGTTCTCAGTATTGCAAATAATACTACCGTCGATCAAAATATTAACATTGGAAACTCTGCTGGAAATCAATTTATTCAGATTGGTAATGCAGCAACAGAAAGTGTTTTAAGAATTCACAGAAATTCAGAGAATGCTGTTGTTGATATTGCAAGTGTTAGAGATCTAGTAACTAGTCAGTGTGAAGTAACAATTGGTGGTGCTTGGAGCAATCTTTCGTCATTCACTAAAATTGGAACTAGACAGACTTTAATTGCTGGAGAACTAGAAATTGGTACAAATTATGGATCTGGAACTAGTTCTTCTAGATTATTCACTCAAACCAGAGTTGTAAATCTATTTGATGGCGATCAAACAAATACAGTAAATCTTGCTACAAATGCAACCGAGTTTGTTCTTGGATCAACTGGTGGAACTACTACAATCAGAAATACACTAAATGTTCTTGCGAGCTGTAATGTAGAAGGTAATATCAGACTAAATGGTGGATTGAGTGCTGGCATTGTAGAAGTAGAAAGAGGAAGATTTAATACCAATGTCACATTCCATGATGTTGGTGGTGTAGAAAATCCAAATATTGACTTCTACAAGTACGAATCTACTGGTAGAACTATTGATACTGCTGGTGTTTCTTTCTGGGGTTCTACTGCTTTCTTACTATCTGGTGGTCAAATTGCTGGTATTGATAATATTGTAAATAATGGAGCAAATAATAGAATTCCTGGAACATATAGTTTCGTTCAACCACTTGGAGGAACGGGAACAGGTGCTACATTCACAGTAACAATCAGGTTTGATTTTAGTATTGATATTACAATTGATAGTCCTGGTTCTGGATACACAGATAATGATATTCTAACCATTGAGGATACGCAACTTGGCGGCGGTGGTGGTGGAACTTTAGAGTTCCAAGTTAATGGCACCAATGCAGCTGGTTCGAACTACTATCTACCAATTTCTACACCAGCATCAACAGATTTCCAGGTTGGAGATCTTCTACTTATTGATAGATCAAATCCAGATTCTCCTGACACCGCAGGAACTGGTCCAACACAAGTTACTGGACTAAGGAATGAGGCTGAAAGTGAAATTGTTCGTGTTGTTGGATTAGCTAATCTTAATAATCCTAATGATCCTAACGGATTTAGATTAATTGTATCTAGAGGACAGGAAGGAACAGGAGTATATACGAATCACCCAGACAATTGTGTAATTGCCAAATTTATCAAGCAATCAAACGCAAGTTATATTACTGGTGTCGATCTAAATAGCGATGGACAAATTGATGAACCAACAAGCGGACCAACTAATTCTCCAATTAATCTAAAAATTGGTGTTGCTGAGTTTGGTGGAGTACTAACAACATTTGACTATCTGAGACTTTCTGGTTCTGAATTTGTTAAAGTTGTTGATCTATTCACAACTACACCACAAAGTTTGACAGTAAATGATGGTGGATCTCCTGCAGTTGAAGTATTTAAAGTTGAATCTACAACTGGCAATACTCTAATACTTGGTAATGTTGGTGTTGGGGTAGGATTTAATAAATTTACTATTGATGCTTCCAGTGGCAATACAAACATAGCTGGAACATTAACAACTGAAAATACTCTGAAGATTAATGGATCTACGATTCCAAATCAGCAGTTCTTCACTATTACAAATGGTGGTAGCATTTCTGTTCCACTAAGAACGACATTTGAAATTGATACTGCTACTGGAGATTTAACAATTAATGGTGGCAATATTAACATCTTTGGTTCTGATGGAACAACTCCTAGATTAGAGTTTAATAATTCTTCTGGTGATTTCGTTACATATGGTTCCTTCTCTGCTTTAGGAACTGGAGAAAGTACATTTGGTGGAGACCTTCGTGTTGCTGGTGATGTTTATATTGAAGGTGGAGATCTAACTGTATATTCTGGTGGAACAGATCCAGAAGATGAAATCTTTGCAGTTGATAATGATGGTTCTGTTAAGATTGCTGGTATTGAAAATTACTTCACTAGAACTGGAGGACCAAAGTGGGTATATACTTCCGATTCTGTAATTCCAGCACAATCAAACTACAACTACTTTATTAATGCAACTGGAAATACATTATTTAAATTACCACAGAATCCTTTAATCGGTGATACAATTCGCATTATAGATATTAGTGGAAATCTAACTTATAACCTAACTCTATTAATAAGAGCTAGTGATAATATTAACGTTCAAGGATCTGGAACAAATACTGGAACAACTCTAATGGCTGGAATTCCTCCATCATCTTTTGTTGGATTTAATGGCGGAGAATTGGTTGTACAAACTCCTTATGCTGCTTTTGGTTTAGTATATGCTGGTGCTTCAACACCAGATGGTAATCCAGGTGTTCCATCTTCCTTGACTGGTTGGTATCTAATGGACGTATAATCAGATGTTTTATCAATCTTCAAAAACTGCAAAGGCCGCTGTTATTGGCACTATTATGCCATGGAGCGGCCCTCTGAGCAATATTCCAGATGGTTGGATTATTTGTGATGGATCTACGAAAAGAGCAGCAGATTATCCTCTATTAGTACAGGTTATAGGCGATACTTATAATTCTGGTTTGTCTAATTTAGGCGGATCATTTCCAGAATATCTTGGTGATTTTGTTTTGCCAAACTTACTTGATGGTAAAACTTTGATGGATATCGAGGAAGCATATTTTGCGTCTGAGGCTCAGGGAGGAACTGGGAATCCAATAGATACTGATCCTGATGCTAGATCTATTATTTCCCCATTTATTGGGGATAATGTTGATAATGGAGTAAAATCGATTTATACAGATGTTTTTACTGATGTTATTTTTACTCTAAACGATCGAACTGGTTATGAAGCAGCAATTACTGGAAATACAATAATTCCAGGTGAAGGTGAAAGAGAAGTTTATCTTGGCGGTAGAAAACTTGGTACGTCTCATGTAAAATCTCATGGTCATAGTGGTTCTTATGAAACCATTAATAATGTTGATCCTACAAAACCTGGAGATGGAGTTATACCTTATGCCAATGTTGATTCCACATGGGTAATGACAACTTCTGACTGGTCTGATGATAACAACGAGTGGCTTCTTCCTGGTACTGATAACGATGCACTTGATGATACTGGTGCTAGATTTCAATTTACTGTGCAATGGGAAGGTCCAGACTGGGCAGAACTTGAGGAAAATGGATTTGGAAATGGTCAAGTTGGTAGGGTTTTGGCAAGAGTCAGAGCAGAAAAACCACCACTGAATATTTTGCCAAAAGAAGTGCGAAAAAGTCCAATCTCATCTAGCTTGTTAAATCCTAGACTTGAATCGGAATCTTTTGTACCATATGGATCAAATGAATCTAACATACAAATTCCAGTTGGATATAGAAATTATTATCCAGATATTCCAGCGGAGGGGAATTTTGGAACTTTAGTTAGTAATACTGGTGGAAACTGGGATGATGCTGCACTTGAAGCACATGTACATGATTCTTTTACAGTGAGATATGATCAAGGTAGTCTAAAACCATATCCAAGACTGACAGGTGATGTTAATATACCATCAACTACAGTCCTTGATAATATTACTAATATTGGAGCACTTCAAATTAACATGACTACTACACAACCTTCTTTGACGTGTATTTACATCATAAGAGCATATTAATTACTTACTAAAATGGCAAATTACGCAAGAGAAAAATCTAGATATGGTGGATGCACTGGGTCCATTATTATCCATTCTACTCCTGGGATTGGATTTAATAATGATCCAACTACAGCCGTTTTTAGAGAAAATCTTCCAGCTGGTTATTTAAAGTGTGATGGTTCTGTTCTTAATGCAAAGGATTATGTTGCTCTTTCTCAGGTACTTGGTGTTGGAGAGGAATCTAGGTTTAAGAGAGAAAATGTAAATTTAAGAGATGCTGATCCATTACTTGGAGATCTTGGACAATTTCAATTGCCAGATTTGGGGTCTAAAGTAGTTCTTGGTGGAAGGGGAACTGGAACGTACAACAATGATTTTGTTGATACTGATGTAGTTCAAGCAACTCCAATAAACAGAGTTGGACCTCAAATTCAAGTAATTAGTAATTTTGGAAACACTATAACATCTTCATATCTAGGAAACGCAACACTTTTTGCTAGTGGTGAGTTACCATTTCTTGGGAATCCAAAATATATCATTCCTAGAAGTACGACTGAAACAGCTTTAAATATTGAAAATTTTCAGGGACATGCTCATAGATCAAACCAGAATTATCTCAATTACACTGGAAATCACGAAATTGGTTCGGATGGAGGAAAAAATAGTGGTGCTTTAAATGCGAATAGTGGCGCCTACAATTCATTGGATACAACTGCTGAAGGTGGTAGAGAATCAATTCATAAACATGATATTATTAGACCAGCTTCTTACTCTCATGATTTTACATATAGACATGGACAGGTTCAAATTGATATGACTGGAGTTTCTGCAAGTGTAACTGTAGATGTTTCGGACGAAGAAAAATTAGATCAATTAGTTACACCATTTATTCTTGTAGAATATCTAATAAAGTTTTAAAATGCCAGTATCAAAAAACTTTTCTACTGTTGGAAACGAAGACTACCAAATACCAGAGAAAGTTTATTCTATGCGAGTTCGCATGTGGGGAGGTGGTGGAGGTGGTGAATTTGTACCACAATCTACCATAGGTAGTACTGATGGCGGCAGTGGTGGTAATACTACATGGTTGGGTATGACAGCTGCTGGTGGTCAAGGCGGTGGTGTTTCTGGTGGTAAAAACTCTCTTGGCGGTGGTGGCGGTACAAATACTGGAGCATTTACTGGATTTACTGCACTATCTGGAAACAATGGTGCTTTATCAACTGGAGGAGCTGGAAGAAATCTTGGTGGATCGGTATTTGGCGCGGCTGGTAATGGGACGCCTGGATTCGCTACATATACTTCTTCTTCTATTCATGTTTTTAACAATGATACTAACGAACATATACTTCAGAATTTCAGCAGTGATATCGTAATTAATTATGAAAATAAAAATGCTCCTGATGGAATTTATGGTACTACTCCATCGAACGGAAAATATTATAGTGTGAGATTTGTTATTCCATTTATTAATAACTCTTGGACACTAGAAGTTACTGGAATATGCCAACAAGCAGCAGGCGGCGCTACTGCTTCACCCTATAGTTTAAATGGATCTGCTAACAAATACAATGGTGGAGTAAATATATGGTTTCAAAATAATGCTGGAGCTAATGGATATATTAGATGTTTTACAGTTATTGCAACTGGAATTAAAGGAGGCGCACAAGGAATTGGTGGGGGATCTGGTGGTGCTATAGAAGTTACTTTATCCAGAAGTCAGTTGATTAATGCTGGATATTCTCCTGGAGCAACTTACACCGCCACTGTTGGCGGTGGTGGCGGTGCTGGAGGAAACACTGCCACATCTGGTAGTCAGGGATATATTCAGTTGTTCATGTATATAATACCAACTGTCACCGTAAATGTAACAAAAACTGTTATAATATCTGGTGAATGTGTTGATGTATCTTGGAACACAACTGGAGATGCAAGCACACTAACTTGGACATCTGGTGGAATTTCAAATACTTTATTGACAAGTAGTTCTACTGTTTGTCCATCTGTTACTACAACATATACTGCTGTTGCTTCTGGTCTTGGTGGAAGTTCTCCTCCAGCATCAGTTACTGTTACTGTTTATCAACCACCAACAGCTGAATTTTCTGCTCCTGATAGTTTGTTGTATGGACAGCAAGGATTTTTATCATATGACACACAATATGCAAATGTTTCTATAACTATTACTCCATTATATACATATAGAAACAATGAAACTGGTGAGTTTTTTGTTTCTACTGGAAATGTTGTTAATATCACTCCAGTTGCATCTAGCGCAGAATATGGAGGTCCGAATACGGTAATTTCTAATAATGCTTTACCAACAGATATTCCTTATAATGAACAGGGTCCTTTCTCTGTCCAATATGTATTGGTTGCAACTGGAAGTGGTGGTCAAGTGACAAAAACTTATACGACAACTATTGTTATAGATCAAAATCCAGATAATTTAATAGTTGAAGAAACTGACGGAAGATTTAAAAGTGAAGATCCAGTATTTACACCACAAACAGAAATTGTGACAGAAATGATGTTAGTTGATGGTGTAGATATTCCAATTGAAGTCAAATCAAACTATCCCATTCAAGTAGATATAAATGGGGAACAAGTCTGGAAAAATGTAAGACAAATCTAAAATGCCACAGTACGCAAATAGCAGATCAATAGGATATAACGCATGGTCCAATGGAAATTGGAGTGGATTCATGAATTCTTATGCTGCAACACCTCTCAACACTGGTGCTACTTCTGGGATGGGTGGCATTACTTTTTCTGGTCAGTGGAGCATTACTGCACCATGGAGTGGTACATATACATTTAGAATTGCTGCCGATGATTTTGGATCTGGCAACATGGGTGGAAACACTGTAAGTGTTGGTGGATACAGCAGTGGAGGAAATACTACTAGTAAGTTTTTTAGTAAAGGTCAGACAATCGTGATGCAGTGGAGTATTGGCAATTCTCCAGCTCCACCAAACGGTGTTGATTTTAATAGCAATCCATGTGCTGTTGCATGGACGCTTGATGGTCCTTCTCAACCACCAGCACCTTCTGCTAGCATATCTGTAAGTCCATCATCGATTATTCAAGGGCAGTGTGCTACTTTATCTTGGTCATCTAGTGGATCATATCTTTATTCTGCAAATGTAACTGGGCAAGGAAATACTAGCTTTAGTGGATCTAAAACTGTATGCCCAACTGATGATGCACAGTATTGCATAAGTGTTAGTGCTGAAGGCGGAAATGCAATTGCATGTACTACACTTGTTGTTTATATTCCACCAAACATTGTAATGTCAGCAAACCCATCCGAAATTACAGCAGGGCAATGCTCTACATTATCATGGTATACTACTGGAGATGCTAGTACTATAACTTGGTTATCTGGGAACGTTCCTAATGGAAATTTGACTAGTAGTTCAACTGTGTGTCCAACAGATACTACAACTTATACCGCAAGAGTTTCTGGACTGGGTGGGCAAGATATTGACAGCACCACAATAACAGTAAATCAAATACCAACAGCTTCTATTACTGTTCCAGAAACATTGCTGTATGGACAACAAGGTATTATTGAATATACATCACAATATGCTGATATTTCTATATCTTTTACCGCAAACTTTAGAAATAATTTTGGAAGTGTGGTTGGTTATCAATATGATCTTCCAGCAGCAACATCAACTCAATTGTCTGCTCCATCTTCTGCAACAGTTAGGTCTGGTTCGTTAAATACAGATATAGTTTATGATGATTTTGGACCCAGATTTGTTGATTATGTTTTTGTTGTAACTGGAAAAGGTGGTCAAATAACTGTAAATAAAACTACTGAAATTATTATCGACGAAACACCAGATAATTTAATAGTCCCAGAGACAGATGAAAAATACAAGAGCGAGGATCCAGTATTTACGCCAGAAACGGAAATAATTACAGATATGATGATAGTTGATGGAATTGATATTCCAGTTGAGATAAAATCAAATTATCCTATTCAAGTAGATATAAACAATCAGAATGATTGGAAAAATATTAGGCAACTATAATGGCAAGATATACTAGCGATACTACTGTAAATATACCAGCAAACGCAACAAATATAACTTTATTTGTTGCTGCTGGTTCTGGAGGAAGAGGTGGAGATGATGGAAATCCAGGAGGATCTGGTGGTGGTGGAAGATGGGGAACGTTTATTCTCCCCTCATTTACACCAAGAACATTAACACTAAGAATAGGTAAAAAAGGTGGTGATGGATTTGGATGTGTTTCAAATAGTGGTGCTGGGTCTGGTGGATCATCTAGCGTAGCATCAGGCGGCGGTGGAGGTAGAACTGGACCACAGGGGTGTTCTGGAGGTGGTGCTGGTGGCGGAGGTGCAAGTGCAATATACGATTCTCTAAAAAATGGATATATTATTATAGCCGCTGGGGGTGGAGGTGGAGGTGGAGCAAGTTATCCAGACTCTTATCTTCGTGGTGGTACTGGTGGTTTTGGGTTGGGATTTGAAACTGGAAACTTATCTAGTATTTCTGGTGGTGGA